TAACAATACTAATGGACAACCTTCTACTGTTGTTCTTGATGCTGGCACGATAACCGCAACTGCGTCAAACACAGCTTATGAGATCACAATTTCGCAAAGTCTAAATACTGGGTTTTATTGGTTGGTAACATGCCAGCAAGGAACTGCCCCAACTGTTGCTAACTACTCAGGCAATGCCGCAGGAACAAACCAGTCTAACGCTTTTATTGGTTTTGGATCAGCAACTCCAAACGGAAACATTGCAGCAGGTTTTTTCCAAAGCAGCGTGACTGGGGCATTTGCTAGTGCTGGATCGCTAACTGTTGGAAATACAATCCCTTATACGTATGTAAGGATTGCATAATGAGACTAATCACCTACGGCATTGGTGGCTACGACCCAACCAAGCCAAATAACAATATTGTTGAAGAAATCGACTTACCAGATGAGGAAACAAATGAAACTATCTAACAAGCACAAGTCAGCAATTAAGTCATATCTAAGAGCTGTGGCTGCATCCGGCATAACTGTACTTTTGGCAATTGTCGCTGACATTCGCCCAGAGTTTGCAATCCTTGCTGGAGCATTGGTTGCACCTCTTGCCAAGGCACTTGATCCAAAATCTGGCAAAGAAGCTGATTATGGACTTAATGCGAAATGACACCGGCAGAATGGGCTGGCTTCGCCGCCGGCATAACCGCCGTATTGGTCGGTTTCTTTACGGGTCTGCGTTATCTTATTAAAGGTTGGCTTTGGACTTTAACTCCTAATGGTGGTGCATCACTTGCTGATCGTTTAGCAAGAATTGAAACACGCCAAGAGGAAATCATAAGAATTCTATCTAAGTAGAGTTAGCCTTATCACATGGCGAACACTCGAAAACCTATCAAACGCAAAAAGATCAATCGTCGTGTCGTTCGCCAAACTCCTGAACCATTAACAAAGATAGATCAGCATTACATGGCTTTGCACGAATGCTATAAAGCAGCTAGAAAAGCAGGATTCACACCTGAGCACGCATTTTGGCTGATGACTGAACATAAGACTTTTCCTGATTGGATTGTGGGCGATGGTGGGATAATCCCATCAATAGATCCAACTGACGATGAGGATGACGATTAATTAAAGCCAACCGTAGGTATTTAGTGGTGCCTGACCTCCAAATTCCCCTACACCACCCAAAAGCAGTTTCCAACTTAATCAAAATGTCTAAACATGAAAAATTTGATTTTGTATTAAATTGTGGTGATGAGCTAGATTTCACCAGTCAAAGTCGTTGGGTAAAAGGGACTAAACTAGAATTTGCAGAAACATTAGATCAGGAAAGATCTTTAGCCCAAGACATATTATTCGATTTAGGTACTACAGATATAGTAAGATCAAATCATACGGATCGGCTTTATACCACTTTGCTTAAAGGTGCTCCGTCATTAATCGGTTTGCCTGAATTGACCTACGAACGCTTTATGGATTTCTCAAGTCTTGGCATTAAATTCCACCGCCGAGGTTTTGCCTTTGAAAAAAATTGGTTTCTTGCTCATGGTGATGAAGGCAATATGTCGAAACATGCCGGTATAACTGCCCTTAATTTGGCCAAAAAGTGGCAAATGAACACCGTTTGTGGGCATAGCCACCGTCAGGGTGCAGTAAGGCACCAAACTGGCTTAAACGGCCGTTATTCAACGATTTGGGGCATTGAGGCTGGGCATCTTATGGATCAAAAAAATAAAGCCAGTTATCTTAAATATGCTTCAGGCGACTGGAATATGGGCTTTGTTGTAATAAGTTTTGGCAAAGGTGGCCATTCAGTTGAGCTTGTACCAGTCAGCCATGACGGCTCTTTCCGATACAATAAAAGGTATTATGGGGCGTGAAACAGACTATCAGCCTCGCACGATTGATGACCATATCGATGATTTTGAGGATATTAGCGTTATCTAATCGTTATAAAACACGCTGTAGATTAGGTAGATAAAAGACTTGATTTAGGTCAGACTTTATGTATTCACAGAGATACTGTGGATATGTAAGGGAGCAACATGAAGTCAAATCAAAGAAAATGCGAATGGTGCGATGGCACTACTCGTGGAGATGTTTGTCCAAGATCTTTGGAATGTCCTACTTGTTCAGCAGCAGCTGGATTAAGTTGCAAGCGACCATCTGGTCATCGTGCATCAGAAATACACACTCAAAGAATTAAAGCCGCTTATGCAATTGATGATGCCAATGGTTTTGATTGGAAAATTGCTTATGCAGATAAATTGGCGGTGAATGCATGAATACATGGCTAGAAGCAAGAGATATGGGTTTTGTAATCATGTGGGCAATTGTTGGTTTGACTTTTGCTGCATGGATTATTTATGAAATCCGAGATACCGCATTCCAAAATGGTTATTGGAAGGGTCGGGCTGATGGTTGGAATATGCATCGCCGAATGACCAATATCAAAATACAGTCAGATGAGGTTTTTGATTATGACAAGCAGAACTGAGTTTTTGGATGAGATCGCAACAATTCTCTCAGCTAGAGGATCGGTTTATGGAAGCAGTCAAAGCAATCACGAGCGAATCTCAGAATTGTGGTCTGCTTACTATGGAGATTACATATCGCCAATGCAGGTCAGCATCATGCAGCTGCTTGTTAAGGTCAGCAGACTTGCCGAAACTGCAAATCACCAAGATAGTGTTAAAGACATCATTGGTTATGCAGTCATCTACAAAGAACTGCACGACCATTACGACCAAGAATTTGGAGTAGCAGATGGCATTTAATTTAGAGGATTATGAAACAGTCGAATCAAGATTGGAGAAATGGCATGGAAAATTTCCAGACAACAGAATCGAAACTGAACTCATCGAGGCATCTAACACTCGATTCATTGTATTTTGTAAATTATTCAAAACGGAAGCGGACGCAAAGCCGGCTGCAACCGGGCTCGCTTTTGAAACAATTTCGGATCGTGGTGTCAATTCAACTTCTGCATTGGAGAATTGCGAAACTTCAGCGATTGGCAGAGCACTTGCAAATGCAGGTTTTGCAGCTAAAGGCAAGAGAGCATCTCAAGAGGAAATGAGTAAGGTTGTTGCACCGGCATCGTTCAAGGAAAAGTTAGAAAGCCGACAAAACATGTATGGCAAGGCTGGATCAAAGTCAGCACAAATTGAAACAATCTTAAGAGATAGTTTTGAAGCTGATAAACCTAAAGATCCGGTTGCTTGGTCTGTTGGTGATGTTGTGGCTGAAATTGGATCAGCAATACCTAATGAACCACCTGCATGTCAGCATGGTCATATTTTGAAAGAAGGAATCTCCAAAGGAGGCAAGCCTTACTATGGTTATGTTTGTAAAGCAAAAGAATGTCCGCCTAATTGGGCAACACTTACCGCTAATGGAAAATGGTATTTTAAAGGAGGTGAATAAATGGGTGAATTACAAATAATTGACGGCTCCGGCTTAACTGCCACCTTTACGGATGACGGAGTAAAAGTAGAGCCATCAATGGTTACTTGCGACTTATGCAACGATGACAGATTACTTCATGAGGGCGATCTGCTTCGATGCTATTCCTGCCATGCAATAAACCGAATTCCTTATCATGCCTAATTACGATTACATGTGCGATGGTGAGGGGTTGCTGATTGTATTGGATTTACCAATGGATCATAAAATCCCTCATTGTCAAGTATGCAATGCACCTTTAAGGCGTGTATTTACAGCTGTGCCTACGATCTTTAAGGGAACTGGATGGGCTGGTAAAGATGGTTAATTTCAGATGTAACTTCTGTTCAGCCAATACTGAGTTTGAATGGCTTGATGGATACCCAGAAGCTGATGGCTTTAGAGTTTATCAATGCCTAAAGTGTTGTGCTGTGGGAACAAAGAATCTAGCAGAATCAACTGACACTCAAGAGCCTGTAATGCGCTGCACTAAGTGTGGGTCTTGGATGTTTGCAGATAAGGAGTGCCATACATGTGCGCTGATGATGACGAAATGACGCATCAAATTAATTGGGCTTATCAGAATCAATTGCGTAAGCAATGGCTACTGGATAATCCGGATTCACAATACATAGGATGGATGTCTATATGAACGCCACGCCGTCTGACCTGCGTTTATGCCGAACGATTTGGAAGCGTATGCTACCCTTAAACGCAAATTCGCTTTCAGAGCGAAAGGGCGATCTGCGAAGCAGAAAGATCGCAAGGTTTGGTTTGGTGATACCTCTGTTCATAGTCTTAAACATAAGCCTTTTAAAAGATGATTCCGTTGCTAAATCTTGGTCTGTGAATACATTAAAACAATATGCATTCATTGAGTTAAACCACAGCTTTACTGAGTTCTATTGTCTTGATGAACTTTGGATGAAAGAGAGTAGATGGAACTACAAGGCTAAAAACCCTAAGTCAAGTGCGTTTGGTATTCCACAAATATTAGGGCTTAAGGAAAAGAATCCTATTAAACAGATTGATAAAGGATTGGCTTATATTAAACACAGGTATGATGAACCTTGTAAAGCATTACAACATCATAAGATTAAGGGTTGGTATTAATGAGCAAGTCAGCTCTACGATCTACTGGATCTACTAGGCATTGGAGATCTATTCGCAGTCGTGTGTTGCGCAGAGATCAGTTCATCTGTCAATACTGTAATCAAGAAGCT